ATTAAGCAAACTAAGATAAAAAGTGATGCTATTAAAAAGTCTAGTGATGAAAGAAAGAAAGCAAATGAAAAGGAACTAGCAGAAGAAAAGAAACATAAAGATAATCTTTTAAAACTTGAACTAGAGCAGATAGCAGCAGAAGAAAAGGCGTATGAAGATTACAGGGTAAGACAATTAACTGATAGAGAGAAGGAAATTGAAACTTTAAGTAATAGATACTTTGAGGAACAAGCCGCTTTAAAAGGTAATAACGAAATGCTTTTACTTTTGAAAGAGGAGTATGAAAAAAATAAGTTTGATATAGAAGATAAGTATGTACAGTTATCTATTGACAAAGAAAAGGAACTACAAGATAAAGTAGATGCCGACCAAAAAGAAAAGGATGAAAAAGAAGCAGCAGACTTTAAAGAAAAGTGGGATACTAGATATAATGTTACTAGCGAATTTATTAGCAGTCTTTCTGCTTTAAGTGATGCAAGGCTTGAAGCAGATTTAAAAAACGCAGGAGATAATGAAGCCGCACAAGAGAAGTTTAGAAAAAAGGCTTTTGAGCGTAACAAAAAACTACAATTAGCACAAGCAACCATTGATGGAATTAGAGCGGTTATTAGTACGTTTGGTTCAACTCCTGGCGGGTTAATTGCTAAGAGTATTGCAGCAAGTATAGCAGGTATTACCGCCCTTGCAAATATAAAAAAGATTGCGTCTACTTCTTATGCAGGTTCAACAGGTGGAGGAAGCACACCAAGTTCTTTAGGTAACACCTCAGCAGGTTCTGGAGGTGCAAACGTAGGGCAAGTAACTAACACCACTACTACAATAGGAGAGCCTACTAAAGTTTATGTAACTGAGCAAGATATTAGTAATACTCAAAATAAGGTTAGTGTAAATGAAGCACAAGCAACAATATAAAAAAATAGGGGGTATAGGTTCTCATTTATTCACTAGCAGGGAGAACTCCACGAGACACAAAATATGTTTCTGCCTTTCGGCTTCGTCAGTCGTAAAAAATGCTAGTCCAGATGCTCAATATGTCAACCCCCTTTTTGAGCCAACGATTTTTAAATGCTGACACAAAGATAGTAAACTTTTTAAATATACCAAATAAATATTAAAATAATATAATAGAATTATGAAGACATACGAATTAGTAATAGATAGCAAGGAAGAAAGCGGTGTAGATTATATTGCCCTTGTTGACCGTCCCGCAATAGAGAGCGACTGGCAGGCTTTCAAAGAAACTAAATTACAGTTTCAAGTAAAGGATGAAGATAAAAGAATAGTAAGCGGTTATTTTATGATTGCTGATAAACCTATCTACCGTAACAACGACCAATTAGGAGAGCATAACGTAATATTTAGAGCGGATGTTATTAAAGACATAGTATTTAAGTTTATGGCTAACGGCTTTAATTCAAATACTAATTTAATGCATGAGGAAGAATTAAGGCTTTCAGATGTGTTTGTATTTGAAAGTTTACTAATAGACAGAGCAAGAGGTGTAGAACCACCTAAAGGTTATGAGGATGCTCCAGATGGTTCGTGGTGGGGAAGTATGCGAGTGAATAATGACAAAGTATGGGGTTTAATTAAAGAGGGGAAGTTTAAAGGTTTCTCGGTAGAGGGCTTTTTTAGTTATGTAAAAGAAGAAAGTGAGGACGAGCAGAAACTAAGAAAAGTTATTGAACTGTTAAAAAGTCTTTAAAAATATTACAAGTATAAATTTAATAAATATAATAACAATATGGAAGCAACCAATATTTTAGAAAAGATTAAAAAAATCGTGTTTGGCGAAGAAGTGGCAGAAATGCCAGTAGTTGAACATACCTTTATGGATGCGACTTTAGAAGATGGTACATTGATTAACATTGAACCCGCACTAGAGGTAGGAGCGGCAGTAGTTGTAATTGATGCAGAGAGCAACCCAACAGTAGCGCCAGATGCAGAACATACCCTAGCGGATGGTTCTAAGTTTGTAACAGTTGAGGGGGTTATTACTGAAATTATACCAGCGGAAGAAGTAGTAGTAGAGGATGAAGTACCAATGGCAACAGAGCCAACGGAAACGCAAGAGCAAAAAGTTAAAAAGGTAGTTGAATCTATTGTTAAAGAGTCGCACTTCGCTAGTGAAGAAATGGTTAACACAGTAGCAAACGAACTTAAAGAACTATTTGCAGCAGAATTAACAAAAGCAAAGAACGAAATTAAAGACATCGTAATGAAGTCTTTCGTAGAGTTCGGAGAAGTACCAAAACAAGCACCAACGGAAAAGCCGAAAGGAGCAAAGAAAACAAACATTTTTTTACCTAAATAAAAATTTTAAATTATGAGTTTTACAGTATCAGGATTGGCTGCATATATTGAGAATCAAGATTTCCCATTAGTAGCACAAATACAAGTTTCATCTAACACGGCTGCGTTAGCATCGAAACAAACAGGAATTAAAGGAAGTTCTAAACTTCACTTTTTAGCGTCTACTATCGTTTTCCAAGATGGAGCGAACTGTACACGTTCTGCAAATATGGCAACAACTTTAACAGACAGAACTCTTACAGTAGGAGATATTGCTTTGTATGAAGATTTGTGCGCTAAAGATTTGATTGGTAAATACACTCAAATTTATATGCAAAAAGGTGCAGCAGGAGATAGCGTTTTGCCGTCTGAAATTGATGCAGTTTATATGCAGCAAAAAATGGAAGGTCTTAAAAAACAGTTAGAGATTTCTGATTGGCAAGGAGATACTGGTTCAGGGACTAACAACCTTTCTTACTATGATGGGTGGGCTAAGATTATAGATGCAGGTTCTCCAGCAGACGGTAATACAGGAAGTGTAACAGTTGCGACAGGTGTAACTACTGCTAACATTATTGCTATTCTTCAAGCAATGTTTTTGGAAATTCCTCAAAACATTAGAGATAGAGCAGACCTTTCAATCTTTATGCCTAGAGAGTTTTATGATAAGTATGTAGTTGCTTTGATTAATGCTAACTTGTTCCACTATGTTGGAGAGGATGGAATATCTAAACTTCACGGTACTAACGTAGCCGTAAGACCAACAGACGGACTTAATGGAACAAACAGAATGTTCTTGACTTGGAATGAGAATTTAGTTATCGGAATGGATGGAGATGCTGACGAGGATAGCATGGTAGTTAGATTAGACCCTGTAACTGAGAAAAACATTTTCTTTGATGTTAATTTCAAAAGAGGAACACAAGTTTACTTTACTGAGGAAGTAGTAGAATTTACTTTAGTACCTTAATAATTAAATAATAACAATAATCAAGGGTAGTGGTTAAAATACTACTACCCTTTTTTTATAAAAAAAATAATATAATAATATGGCGTGTTTACTAACATCAGGATTTACACTAGATTGTAATGACAATATCGGAGGTATCGAGGAGATACTTTTAGGCAACTTTTCAGAGGTTACCGCATTTACAGAAGCAGCTGGGACTATTTCAGCAATTACACAAGCGGGTGCAACTTCTTTTTACAGATACGAAATAGAGCAAGAAGATAGCGACTTTGTCACTACTGAAAACAGAAGTGCAGAAGCGGGAACTTTGTTTTATGAAACTGTTTTAAATTTCACTATTGACAAACTAAGCGCAACAAAAAGCGAGGAATTAAAACTTATGGCACAAGCTAGAAAGTTGTTAGTTATTGCTAAGTTGTCAGACGGTCAATATGTGGCAATGGGATTTGATAGAGGAGCAATGAAACAAGGAGGAACTAACCAAGCGGCAAGTGGTAAAGCGTACGGAGATAAGCAAGGTTACACAATTGGTTTAACTTGTAAAGAATCTCACTACCCTTACTTTGTTTCTTCTGGAGTAGTTTCAGGTTTGACTATTGCTTAATTAATCTTTAAGTAAAAGAAAAGCCTACTTAGTTAATTCTAGGTAGGCTTTTTTGTTTAGTACAATAATATACAAATGTAAATTATTTTTATATTATTAAAGTATGGAGTTTAAAAAAGAATTAATTAACCACAGATGGAACTCTGACAAGTTTAGAGGTATTCTAATTTGTGAGGAAAACAAAGAACTTTTAATTAAGTTAGGTGCTGACGTATTCGAAAAACCAAAAGCAAAGAAGTTTAAAGCAATTATAGAAGATGACAATAGCAATACAGAAGAATCAGTTTAATGAGTTCTCTATAAGTAACGCTTTAGATAATTCTATTTTTGCTAGTAGGACTTATCTATTCAAGTTTATAGGTGGTAGTACGAAGGTAGAACAAACTTTGGTACTTGCTCCTACTATCTCAGAAAACCGCTTTAACTTTTCTCTAACAGAGGGGGTAGATATAACCTTTAACGAGTTAGGTTTTTACGAGTGGGAACTATACGAAGTTAACGGAACTAATAACCTGCTTTGTAATGGCTTTTTAAAAGTATATGAAACAGTAACCGCACCAATTACACCAACTGCCTTAGACGGCAAAACATACATAGTCTATAATGGATAAGGAAAAAGTAAAATATAGTTTTAGTTTCATCTCTTTTGATGCGCATAAACCGCCTGTAATTTTTGAACAAAAAAATAAAGAATATATCATCTTCGGTAATGATTCAGAATATTATAATAACTACCCTAAGTACTTGCTGGATAATTACAACAAATCTAGCATTCATAATTCTATTTGCAACGGTAAGATTAATTACATCGTTGGAAGCGGACTAGAAGTAAAGTATTTCTCAGACCCTAGCGCCCTTGCATTGGCTAAGGCTACTATTAAAAGTGTTAATGATTATGAAGATGCGGATGACCTTAATAGAAAGTTATCTACTGATTTAGTCATATTTGGCGGTTTCTACGCTGAGTTAATACAAACTAAGGGAGGAAATATACAAGCGTTTCACTTGTCATTTGATTACATTAGACGTTCTAAAGAAGATGAAAATGTATGGTATTACACTAAAGATTGGACTTGTAGAAAGCCAGAGCAAAACGAGGACTTTAAAACCTTTCACACCTTTGAGGGTAAATTTGAAAGCGGCAAAAATTACTTAGTAGATTATTCACTTTACAGAGCAGGTAACGAGCCTTATGCATTGCCTGACTATTTGGCTGCCAATGGTTATATCGAGTTAGATTGGAGAATAGGGAACTTCCTTTTACAGAATGTAAAGTCTGGTTTTAGCGCAGGTTTTATACTTAATTTCTACAACGGACACCCAGAGCCAGACCAACAAAGAGATATTGAAAGACAGATTAAAAAGAAGTTTGGAGGAGATGATGCAGGAGGTAGTTTTGTTTTAAACTTTAACGACCCTGAAAGCAAGAGCGCAGAGATAGTACCTATTCCTACCAATGGACACGATGACAGATTTAACACGTTAAAAGAAGCGGTTAGAGATAACTTGTTTACTGCTCACAATATAACAAACCCTATGTTATTTGGAGTTCGTGAAGCAGGTTCTTTAGGGGGTAGTACTGAGATAATAGAATCTTTTAACTTAATGCAAAACACTTGGACTAATAACAGGCAGATATTATTAGAGAAGTTTTGGAATGATTTACTAGTATTTAAAGGAGTAGGAGCAAAGTTAGCAATTATTGAAGCGCAACCACTTGGAGAAAGCGAGAAAGTTAACGAGGTTGCTTTAGCACTTGGTACATTATCTCCTTTAGTTGCAACTAAGATACTTGAAGCAATGACTAATACAGAGGTTAGAGCATTGATAGGCTTAGAGGGTTCTGTAATTAAAACGCAAGAAGCAAACAATACAACTACTACAAACTTCTCTAAAGAAGATACTGATAGTATTATGCTAGAGTTCTTTAATAGTTGCGGTATAGATGACGATGACTTAGAAGTTATTGAAAGTAGAGAGTTAATGGCAAGTTCTATTGAAGATGCCGAAAGCCAAAGGTTAAACTTTGCTACTATAACAGATTTACAAAGTCAAATACTTTCTATAATTGTGGCTAACCCTAACACACCAGTTGCAGAGATTGCCGAAGCCATAGGAGAAACACCACAGGCAACTATGGATCAGATAGATATAATGAGGGCTAATGGATTGGTTGACTTGAATAAAGACAGCAACCCAGAGCCAACAGAAGAGGGAAAGAAAGAAAATGAAAACGAGGTATTTTTAGTTTACAAATACGCAGAGAGATTAGATGCTCCACCATTAAAAGGAGAGAGTAGGTTTTTTTGTAAAACTTTAATGTCATTGAATAGGAGTTACACTTTAGCAGATATTAAAAGATTAAGAAACGGACAAGGGTTAGACGTTTTCACTTCGAGAGGAGGGTGGTACACAAAACCAAACACTAACACTCACGCCCCTTATTGCAGACACACATGGGTACAAAGACTAGTAAAAAGAAAGAAAAAATAAGTTCTTATCAAAAGTTAAAAATGAGATTAGAGCATTATAAAAGCGGAGTGGAAGCAATGATTGAAAGACCTCACACAGCAGAAGCGAAAGCATTTAGAATTAATTATAAATTAGACAACGATTTAATGTAATGGCAAACGTATTATTTATAAGTGAGAGTTACTTAAAATCTTCTACCAACATAGATGAGAATGTAGATGTAAAGGAGATAGTTCCAGCTATTGTAGATGCTCAGGAGATGCATTTACTGCCTGTTTTGGGTTCTGCTTTATACGATGACTTAAAAACAAAGATAGCAGCGAGTACTACTAATGCAGCGGAGGACACTTTACTAAGTGATTATATTGCTCCTATGCTGGTTAAGTTTGTGCAAATGGAGTTATCTAGTGATTTACTTTTTAAGTATAGAGATAAAGGAGTAATGACTAAAAGTAGTGAAAACTCACAACCTGTGGACTATACACAAATGAGGTTTTTAATGGATAGATGGGATAATAAAGCACAATTCTATAAGAAGCGTCTAATTGATTATTTATGCGGTAATAAAGTTCTGTTTCCTGCATACTTACAAAGTCCTAACACTTGGGATATGATACCAGAAACAGACGCATTTACTAACCCTTTTTACTTAGGTACTGAAACATGGGAAGAAAGAAAACTGAGAGCAAAACTGCGAGGAAGTTTGTAAACATAGATAAAAAATTAACACAATATTTTAATGCTAAGTTACCAAAAAATAATACTAGAGAGCCAAACGTTCGCAAATAACCACCAACAAATTAATAGTTTTGGTAATGGCGATTTATGGGAAACGGTGCAAAGAGATAAACTACAAGCGTTTAACTATCCGTTATTGTGGATGCAAGATAATGGAAGTACTATTCAAGATAAAGCAATATTCTTTAACTTTAATGTGTTGGCACTTGACCAGGTATTAAACGGTGAAGCAAACGAAAACTTTGTCAAGTCTAGTATGCATCAAATACTACTTGACTATATGGCTTACTTTAGACACGTTATATTGTACGATATAGACGGAGAAAGAATAAAGTTTGATTTGCAACTAAGCGCTAATCTAACAAGTTTTACGGAGAGATTACCCGATGAATTAACGGGGTGGGTAATGAGTGTATCTTTCAAAACACCTTTTAACTATAATAAATGTAACATACCAGAAATAGGAAATTAAGAAATGAACAATACAATAAACGAATTATGGGCTAAGTTTATAGCACTAGGATTATCAGGATTAATAAGCATATCTCTTTATTTGTCGCCTATTTATCCTTTAGTGGGATTGGTACTTGCTACTATATTAGCAGATACTTTGTCTGGTCGTTGGGCTGCTAGACATATAGCAAGATTGGAGGGTAAAGATGTGAGGTTAGAAGTATCGAGCAGAAAGACTAGAGATGGGTTAATACCTAAGATACTAGGCTATATTTCTGTGATATTGTTTGTTTATATTTTAGATCGGTTTATGCTTTCTGATTTAGTTACTCATTTTTTTCCAGCCTTTCCAGTAGAGTATAGTGCTACAAAGATAGGCGGTTTAATTTTAATGTGGATAGAATTTGATAGCATAGACGAGAATTACTACAAAGTTAAAAATGTAAGAATCAAAGATATTATTTCCGATAAAGTTAAAAAATTAAGAGAATTATTTAAGTCCTTTAAAAAATAGTTTATATTTGCCTAAAACACAAGGATGGCTAAGACAAATTGCAGAGCAACACCCGAACAAATTAAACAACTTGGTATCGAGCCTAACGACTGTGGTAGATACAGGTTGAAACCAGCGCAAGTTGAAAAACTGAATAAGATAAAACTTGATAGCGGTAGCGTAAAACAAAAGGGTCATATAAAAAAACTAGGCTTGGAGAATCACGAAGCACAAGCGATAAATAGTCCTTACTACTGGGACAAGTCAGACCCGAAGTATTCATTTTTTGTAAAGAATCCTAACTTCAAGAATGAGAATAAAGATAGTTTTGTTGAAGAATTAGTAGAATCATTAAAAGACCACGTGCCAAACTATCCAAAGATTAAAAGGAAAGTAGAGAGTGACGGTCATTTATTAGTAGTAGACCCAGCAGATATACACGTAGGTAAACTTGCTAGAGCATTTGAAACTGGAGAAGAGTATAACGCACAGATAGCAGTTAAACGTGTCTTAGATGGCGTTAAAGGAATCATTCAAAAGTCTAACGGGTTTAATATTGATAAGGTTTTATTTGTAGGTGGTAACGATATACTTCATATTGATACACCACAAAGAAAAACAACGTCAGGAACTCCGCAAGATACAGATGGAATGTGGTACGATAACTTCTTAATCGCTAAACAACTTTATGTTGAAGTTTTAGAAATGCTTTTAACTGTGGCAGATGTTCACTTTGTGTTTAATCCAAGTAATCACGACTATACAAACGGGTTCTTTTTAGCGGATGTTATAAGTACTCATTTTAGAAACTGTAAGAATATAACTTTTGATTGTTCGATAGCACATAGAAAGTATTTTAGTTACGGTAAAAATCTAATAGGAACTACTCACGGAGATGGAGCAAAACAACAAGATTTAGGAAGCCTTATGAGTATCGAAGCGAAAGACCTTTGGGCGTATGCTGAACATAGATATTATTATACGCACCACGTACACCACAAAACCGCAAAAGACTTTATTAATGTAACAGTTGAGAGTTTAAGAAGTCCAAGCGGTTCGGATAGTTGGCACGATAGAAACGGTTACAAGGGAGCGCCTAAAGCGGTAGAGGGTTTTATACATCACAAGGACTACGGACAAGTCGCACGTTTAACACATATATTTTAACATTATGAGAAACATTAAATACATAGTACTACATTGTACTGCCACACCTCAAAACACTACAATAGAATCTATAAAGAAACATTGGAAGCGTATAGGCTGGAAAAATGTAGGCTATCATTGGATCGTTAAACCTAACGGAAGTGCTGAAAGGTTGGCTACAATTGATAAAATAACAAACGGTGTAAAAGGTTACAATAGTAATTCAATACATATTAGTTATATCGGCGGCAAGGATATTGACGATAGAACAGAAGAGCAAAAAGATACTATTAAAGATTTAGTAGAAGCATTAAAAATAGAGT